ATGGATGATGCAATTATTTCTGCTGCAAGTGGAAATGCATTTGGTGGTGTAGCTGGAGGATCAACTGTAGCATTACCATCAGGGCAAAAAGTTGTACATGGCTCTGCTGGATTAACACTAGCAAAATTAATTAGTGCTAAAGAAGTTTTAGATGCTGCTGATACTGACCCAGACGAGCCAAGACATATGGTTGTGTCTGCAAAACAGTTAAGCGACCTTTTAGGTAGCACAACTATTACTTCAGCAGATTTTAATTCTGTTAAAGCGCTAGTACAAGGTGAGTTAGATACTTTCTTAGGATTTAACTTTATCAGAAGTGAACGACTAAGCACAGATAGTGATGGTAATCGATCTGTACTTGGTTTTTGTCAATCTGCAATAGGTCTTGCACTTGGCAGAGATATTGAAACAAGAATCTCTGAAAGAGCTGACAAGAACTATGCAACACAAGTATTTTTATCAATGACAATCGGAGCTACGAGAGTAGAGGACGAAAAAGTTGTAGAAATTGCTTGTACAGAGTCATAGGGAGGTAAATCATGGCAACAGCTAAATCTGTAGAGATTACAAACTTAGATGCATCTCCCAGAGTCATTTCCGAAGTCGGAAGTGTTCATGGCAAGATGAGAGTATTTGCTGATACTATTGCAGCAGGTACAGGTGATATTGATAATGATGATGTAATTATGATGGCAGAAATTCCATCTAATGCAAAAGTTATGTCAATAAAACTTTATAATGATGACCTTGATTCAAATGGTTCACCATCATTAGCAGCTAATGTAGGTCTATATAATGGAGCTACAAAGTACACTATTGCTGGTACTGAAACAGCAGCAGAAGCAGTTATTGATGAAGATTGTTATGCATCAGCTATAACAACTTTACAAGCAGCTAATACTGCTGGTGTAGAAGTTGCATTTGAAGCAAGAAATGTCAATGCAATAGCTAATCATGCATGGGAAGATGGTGGTCTGGCATCAGACCCTAAAGTTCCATTAAGAATTGCCTTAACAATGTCTAATGCAGCAGCAACAGCAGCAGCAGGTGATATTACTATGGTAGTTACTTATATTACTGATTAGGATAATAGACTAAACAATTTGGGGGTTGCAAAAGACCCCCTTTTTGTTAAATTAGGAGTATTATGGCAACAGAAGTATCAATATGTTCAAATGCTCTAAGGAGATTGGGCGATAGTCCTATTACTTCATTAACAGAAGATAGCGAAAGAGGAAGATTGTGTAATGCATTTTACGAACCATCAAGAGATGCAATATTAAGATCACATACTTGGAATTTTGCTATTAACAGAGCAAATCTAGCAAAACTATCTACATCCCCAGCATTTGAATATGCTAATCAATTTGCATTACCAACTGATCCATTTTGTTTACGAGTATTAAAAATGGAGTTTGAGGATTATGAATTTAAAATAGAAAACTTAGCAGGACAAGGTAGAGTATTACTTACAGATGAAGGAGAAGCTAAAATAATTTATATTGCTAGGGTTACTGATCCTAGTTTATTTGATTCTATGTTTGTTGATGTATTAACTGCTAAACTAGCAGTAGACTTAGCATATCCTGTAACTAATAGCACAACACTACAAGCACAGATGCAAAAATTATTTGAAAGAAAATTATCCGAAGCACGAAGTCTTGATAGTACAGAAGGATCAACAGATAGTCTTATATCAACTGTATTTACTGACTTTAGAGCACCCTAATGGCAAGAGTACATCCATTTCAAACAAATTTTACATCTGGTGAAATTTCACCTAAATTATTTGGTCAAGTAGATTTTAAAAAATATAACAATGCTGTAGAAACTATGGAGAATATGACAGTATTCCCACAAGGTGGATCAGAAAGACGAGATGGTTCACGATTTGTATGTGAAGTAAAAAATTCAGCAAATACAACAAGACTTATACCTTTTGAATTTAATATTGAACAATCTTATATATTAGAGTTTGGTAATTTATATATACGATTTTATAAAGATAATGGACAAATAACAGAAGCTACAAAAAGTATATCAGCAATAACAAAAGCAAATCCAGCAGTAGTTACAGCAACATCACATGGATATTCAGATGGAGATCATGTATGGATTAATGATGTTGGAGGAATGACTGAAGTAAATTCAAGAAGATATACTGTTGCTAATAAAACAACAAATACATTTGAATTATCTGGAGTAAATTCAAGTAGTTATACAACTTATACTTCTGGTGGTACAGCAGCTAAAGTATATGAAATAACAACAGAATATACATCTTCACAGTTAGCTGACCAACTAAATTAACAAGAACAGGTCATACAAATTGGAGTATTACAGATGTGGATTTTGAAAAAGGACCATATTTAGATCAAAATACAACTGATACAACATTAACATCTAGTGCAACAACAGTAGGTACAGGAAGAACATTAACTGCAAGTGCAAGTTTATTTGCAAGTACAGATGTAGGAAGATTAGTAAAAGTAAAAGATGGTCATGGAAAAATCACAGCTTATACAAGTGCTACAGTTGTAACTTATGAAATATTTACAGCAGTAGGCACAGGTAGTGCTACAAAAGAATGGTCATTAGGAGCATACTCTAATACAACAGGATTTCCAAGAGCAGTTAGTTTTTTTGAACAACGATTAATATATGGAGGTAGTACAAGTTATCCTCAAACTATATGGGGATCACAATCTGGATTATATGATAATTTTGATGAGGGCGATGCAGATGCAGCAGATGCATTTATATATACTATTGCAGCAAACAAAGTTAATACAATCAGATGGTTAGCGCCATCTAAAGATTTAATAGTAGGTACAGCAGGTTCAGAATATAAGGTAGGTAGACCAACAGGCGAACCATTAAAACCAGATAATGTAAATATTGCTCAACAAACAACTTATGGTGTATATCCTGCAAGACCAATACAAATTGGTAATGTTGTTTTATTTATACAAAGACAACAAAAAAAAGTTAGAGAGTTTTATTATAAGTTTGAAGATGATGCATATTCAGCACCAGATATGACTATATTATCAGAACATATTACAGGTAGTGGTATTACTGAAGTAGATTTTGCACAAGAGCCAGACTCTGTGTATTGGGCAATACGAGATGATGGTGTATTTTTAGGTATGACATATCAAAGAGAAGAAAATGTTGTAGCATGGCACAGACATTTATTTGGTGGTAAAACAGGATCAGCAACAGTTACAGTTACAGATTATGATAATATACCTGTAGGTAGTCGTATTGTATTAACAAAGTCAGATGGGTCAACAGTTACTTTTACATCAGAAACAGCAGGGAGTTCTTCACCATCAAAAACAAATGGATGGCGACCTAATACAAATAATAATACAACTGCTGATAATATCTATACAGCTATAAATGCTCATGCAGATTTTACAGTAGCAAATCCTGCTTCAAATGTAGTAACTATTACAGAAACAAGTCCACAAGCTACAGGTTTTTTAACAGTAGAAACAACAGATTCTACAAGACTTGCAGCTACTAGCGAATCACATTCTAAAGCTAAAAGTGTAGCAAGTATTCCAGAAGGTGGAGAAGATCAAGTATGGGTAATAGTAGAACGAGTTATAAATGGTTCAACAGTACAATATGTAGAATATCTTGATTCTAATTCTAATATGGATAGTTATTTAACAGGTACAGTAAATTCATCATCTACAAGTGTTACATCATTAGAACATTTAGAAGGACAAAAAGTACAAATATTAATAGGAGATGCAGTATATCCACCACAAACAGTAACGAGTGGTGCAATAACAGTAAGTTTACCAGCAGCATTATCAACCAAAACAATAAATGTAGGATTAGGGTATGTAAGTACATTAAAGACATTAAAACCAGAATTTGGTGGTCAAGCAGGTACTTCACAAGGCAGAAAAAAAAGATATAATGAAGTTATGGTAAGATTTTTAAATACAGTAGGTGCAACAATAAATGATGATCAATTACCATTTAGATCATCTGCAACACCTATGGGTCAGAATATACCAGAGTTTACAGGAGATAAACGAGTAACAAATTTAGGATGGGATAGAGATGGGCAAATTACTGTCAAACAAACTCAACCCCTTCCTATGACGATATTAGGGATAACAGGAACACTTTTAACTGTGGATTAGATTATGGCATTTGGAATAGCATTAGCACCTTTAGCAGCACCAGTAGCAAGTGGATTTTCATTTGGAACTTTTTTAACAGTTGCAAGTATAGGTTCTACTATATTAGGAACTTATCAAAGATATCAACAATCCTTAGTGCAATCTAGGAATCTTAGAACAGCAGCAGCTTATGATAGACAAAGAGCAGATATTGCTAGAAAACAAGAAGTTATTAAAGCAAATAATGCAGCAAGAAAATTAGCATCAGAAAAAAGAGCATCTATTGGAGCAAGAGGTGTTGCTATGGCAACAGGGTCTACATTATTAGATCAACAAGGTGTTTATGAAGAATTAGAAGATGCATTGTTTTGGGTAAATCAAGGTTATTCTTTTGAGTTAGCTTCAATAGATTCAGAATTAGAAGGTGCATTACAAGAAGAAGCATATAAAAGGGGAACAACATTAGTTGGTGGTGCTGCACAAGTAGCATTAACATCAGCTATGGGAGATTTTAGTGGGTTTGGTTCATCTTCAAATAGTGGCTATGTAGTGCCAAATACACAAACAGGTGCAACAAGAAGTGTTCCAATGTCTTTTAGGTCTGGTATAACTAGAGGTACACGATTTGGTGGTATGGTAGATTATAGTAAAGGGTTTGGTACATAATGGCTATAAGAATTGCAAGAGGGGAAATACAAGCACCTACCATTAGAACAGGTGGTAGTCAACTAACTAGAACTAGAAGATTTGCTAGAACAGACCAAAAAACTATTGCAGATGTTGCATCAGATGCAATACAAATTTATACCAAAAAACAAGAACAATTAGATCAGCAAAACAGGTTAAATGTTGTAAGTGAAGAAGAAGGAAAATTACAAAATAATTTAATAGATTTAAATACAAAAATTCAACAAGAGTATCAAACAGGAAATATTTCAGAAGAACAATTAAATTTAATATATGACCAAGAAGCAGAAAAAGCAGTAAAATTTTATGAACAAAATCTTGATCCTAAAACATTTTCTATGTTTAAAGGAAGTATTTATAGAAATTTTGCACAAACAAAAAAAGAAGGATTAAGGTATAGAGAAAATGCAATTATTGGTCAAGCAGATATAACTTTTACTGATACTAAAACAAGATTATTTAAAGATATTCAAAATACTAATACTGCAAATATGACGATACAAGAATATCAATCATATAAATTAAGACACGAAGAAAACATAAAAAATTTATCAAAAGTTAGAAGGGTAGATGTTCAAAAAGAATTAGCTGAGTTTGAATTTATGTATTTAAGAAAAGGTAGTGAAGGATTAATAGATGCACCAAATGGAAAAAATGCACAATTTTATTTTGATTTAGCTGATAAACTAAGAATAGGTAAAGGTAAAGAAGGATATGTAAATGAAATAGGTGGCAGAGAATTAACTGATGAATACAGAGAAATATTATTAAGTGATATAGATAGTCAAGCATTAAATTTAAAAAAAATATCAGATACAAGAGAAGAAGTAGGTATAGATAATGTATCAAAACAAATTATAAACAAAATTGCTACTGAGGATGCTTTTACAACAGATGATCCATTATTTAAACAATTAAATAAATATGGAACAAATGGTGAAACACAATCACAAGCATTAAAACAAATTCTTGTTGCAAAACAAACTAATACACAACCATCATCAATTAATGTAGAAAACTTTCAAGAAATAGTAAAAAGAGTATCAGCACCAAGAGGTTCTTTTGTAGAACAAATGGAATCTATAGATAATGATTTTACTAAATTTACTTTGGAAGGAGAAACTAAAGAAGAAGCAAAAAGTTTAACAGAAAGAATTGGATCAATGTCATTAAACTTTGAGCAATCAAGAGTTATATCTAGTATTTTAGAAAGAAAAAAAAGAGAACAATATGGAAAAGAACAAGCAGATTTTGAAAGATTAATGAAAACTGTAGAACCAAAAATATTAGGAAAATTAAAAGACTATAATACTAATGCACCTTTTAGAGCAATTTCTGTAAGATTAAAATTAGAAGAAAGATTTGCAGATGGAATAAAAAGGGGTATTAAATCAAGTGAATTAACAAACCCTAATAGTCAAGAATTTATTTATAAAGATATTGATGCAGATATTCTTACAATAACTCAAGAATCAGAAGAAGTTAGAAAAAGTTTAAAAAGAAGTCCAGAACAAATAAGCAATGTTGTTGGAGAAAGAAAATCATTTTTTCCCCCAGATATGACAGAATGGTTTGCAAATAATCCAGAACTTATTAAAAATTTAAGTTCAGAAGAAGCAGTCAATGTATATAGAAATTCTAAAGAATTTAAAAGTTGGCAAAATTATGCACCATTTCAAACACAAATGCAAAAATATTTAAAAGAAATGAAATAAAATGACAAATTCATTTCAAGAAGAAATTAAAGAATTAGAACTTTTCGGTGCACCAGAAGATTTAATTAAAAAAAGAATTGAAGAAGAAAGAAATAAATTGCTTTTAGAAAATGCACCAGAAAATATTATTAAAGATTATTTAGGTGTAAGGTATCAATCAGATAAAGAAGCTGATCCAGAAATAGTAGAACCAATACAAAACTTTTGGCAAAGACAAGCAAAAAATATTGGCACAGGTATAAATAGAGTAAAAACTGAATTAGTAGGTGAAGAAGCTGAATGGCAAAAATATTGGGAAAGAGGACTAGGAAAATCAAATATAAGTTTAGCTATGCAATATCATAGTGGAGGAAATTTAGGATATGATTGGAAAAAAGCAACAGAAGCAGAACCTATAGATACAGGAATATTAGAAAGATATTTTGAAAGTATTGTAGGATTAACAGCAGATTTGCCTACATTTGTAGCAGGTGGTGCAGGAGCTACAGCTTACGAAGAAGTTCAAGTAGATTTTATAGATAATAATGGTGCTTTATCTAATGGAGATGATGCTGTTATTACATTTGTACAAGCAGGAGCAAGAGGTTCGACAGGTTCAACAGGACCTACTGGATTTACTGGAAATACTGGACCAA